GTAACAAGCTTTATCTATTTCATATTTAATTTGAGTTTGGGTCTCGCCCATAAAATAAATTTCTTGACTGGTATTTTCATGTTCCTTCCAAAACTTGGCAAATCGTTTGGCCACAGGTGTGTCCATAACTTCCCACTCCATATCATTAAAATTTAATACCATCATACTTATCCTCGTTTTGTCCGCTGTCGAATACAGGAATGTCTATATTCGCATCAGTGAGTTGGGTTTGGGCTGAAGGATCTAGATCAAATAATTTCATTCTAGATCTATCAACTCCTATCATAAATCTTTTGTTCCTTGTAGGATCAGCATATCTGTTTTTCAATTGCTTAATCATAAACTGTCCTAGCTGTTCTAGTTCTTCTGTACTAATAATAGCAAACATTAAATCTGCTGTAGCAGGCAAACCAAAACTTTCTGAGGTGTCTGTTAAGGAAACATCACTGTTATCATAACCACCTCTTGTTGTCTGAGTAGCACTAACAATAGGAACATCTTGTTCTACTGCCAACCCTCTCAGTTCTTCTGCAATACTCTTAATAATTGTGTAAGAGTTAGCACTACTCCCAGGCCTAAATCTACTACTAGAACAAATATTCAAATAGTCAATAAAGATAATGTCTGGGAAAAAACTTCTTTTCAATTTTAATTCATTAATCAATGCCTTAAAGTGTCCACTATGTGCAGACGCTGTAGGATATTCCTTAACAATTAATCTGCCTTGTATCTTTTCATTTACTTTAGCAATCCTATCATCGAACATAGGCTTAGATAAGTCTTTCAAATCCATAATAGGAATGTTCATTAGGTTAGCATCTATTCTTTCTGCAATTCTTTCTTCTGACATTTCTAGGGTAATATATAATACATTTTGTCCCTTAGAGATACTAGCAGACGCCATATGACACATAAACAAAGATTTACCTACACCAGTACCCGCCAATGCTATATTAAGTGTCTTATTAGATAAACCACCCTCGGTTATCTTATTAAACATATCCAAATCAAACTCTACTTTCTCTTCTAACCTATGATAGAAGTCAAATCGTTTATCAGCATCTTCAATAAAGTCATGTCCTACATTAGTATCAAAGCCAACTTGTAATGCTTCAGTTAACAAACCAGGCAAGGCATCAGGAGACATATCCTTTTTCTTACCATCAATAATTTGTATACCTTCTAATACTGCATTAAATACTGCTTTATCTTTACAGAACTTTTCTGTTTCATCTACGAGCCATTGTAGTTCCTGAGGCTCTTGTTCATATTCAAATATTGTTTTAAGAAGTTTATGTTCTTCTTCTGTAGCTCTCTCAAAAGCAACGGACATTGCCTCAAGTGTAGGAGCATTATTATATTTTTCTGTATAGTCCTTAATCTCATTAAAGGCAAATTTATGTTCGTTATCTGAGAAGTATTCGTCTTTAATAAAGGGTAGAACTTTTCTGAGATATCGCTCATTTCTAATTAGGTTAACTAGGATAATAGTATCAAGCATTCTTTTCGTTCTCTACAAATTCTTTAAAAACTTCTGTAACACAAGGTGCACAGATATAAACTTCAGTATCTTCACTATGAAAGCAATAAGACTTTTCTTTGTCTTTTATAGGTTTCTCACACCTATCACACTTTATCGTATTCTGCGTCAATGTCTTCCTCACTTATTTCCTCTGCCATCATTTCTACAGAGCCAACAGTATACCTTTGTGTAACCCAATCTCCAAATCTTTTATCTGCGAGTATAGGTAACCAAAAGTCTTTGCCTAGATCTTTTTGTCTTACTTTAGGATCTACTGCTTCACCTGTATCCATATCAACTCTCTGATACCAACCATTACTAGGTTTAATTACATGTCCAGATGCTAGTCCCATCTCCAACAGACCAGACCATTTACTTATACCGTTCTCCCATGTAACTTCTACAGGGATCTTAGACTTCTCTCTTACAAACCTAGACTTTTCAACATTAATTACAAATTCATAACCTGTAACTTCTGTTCCTGTCTTTTGTTGTCGTCTACCAATAATAAAAATATTATCTGCTGAGTAATAAACGCCTGTGCCACCACTAACAACATCTTTAGGAAACAATCCTATCTCTTTATATGTGTGGTTAACAACAATAGCAGGAATGTCTTTAATAGTTAAGTGAGGAGTAACCATTCTAAATAAGGACTTCATTTGTTTAGCCCTTGTCATGTCTGCTACACTCTTACCTTCTAAGGCATCTTCTACTTCTTTCTTACTTGCCAAGTTACCAATAGAGTCTACAACAATCATAATATTATCACCTCGTTCAAGGCCATTTAACTGTTGCATAATGTCATGTTTAAGTTGTTCAATATCTGCGATAGGAGTATGTACAATTTTACTAGTATCAATATCAAATGTTTCAAAGTAAGACTTAGGCGCTCCAAACTCACTATCATAAAACAAAACAACACCGTCAGGATATTTAACCTGATGTGCCTTCATTAGTAACATAGCAAATGCTGTTTTAAAATGCTTACTAGGACCTGCAAATACTGTAAGTCCAGGTGTAAGTCCACCATCTAGTTTACCACTCAAAGCAACATTTACTGCTGGAACATTTGTCTGTATCAAGTCTTTATCATTAAAAAACTTAGAGTCAGTCAATATATCTGTTTCTCTAATCGTGGAATTTTTTTGTAATTTATCTAATAGATTACTCATCCGTCTCTCCTTTCTTTATTAGCCTCTAAGGCTGTATTCATTATATTATGTGTATTATACAGTAAGGAAGAAGCATGGGTCAAGTCCTTAGGCAGACATGTTCCACCAAAACCTACCTTTTGGTCTGGACCAGGTACAGCCCAATGTGTTCCTCCTAAATTGTCATCTGCTTCTAAAAATTCTTGAAGAACAGAATAATCAATATCCATTACTGTGCAAATGTTTTTAAAGTCATTTGCTAATCCTACTTTTACTGCCAGTGCAGCATTTCGTGCCAACTTCATCATAGAAGCTTCCATAGGCGAAACATGTTTTACCATCTTTCCTGTATCACTACAAGACATCAAATCTATAAAAGCATCATTACTTCTTGCACCAATAATTAAATCTATATTAGGGTTCATTACATCTTCTTCCCAATGTTTTTCTCTCAAGAATTCTGGCATAATAATACAACCTTGTTTAGCATAAGTTAGAGCTTGTTCAGGACCTATCGTACTCCTAATAACAGGTTGTACATTAGGATCTAAATCTTGTAATATAATATCTATAATAGTGTTGTCTAATTTATCACCTTTTAGGTTAGTTGGAACGCAAATAAATGCGTATTCAATACCACTCCAATTAGGCACTTCATATCCTTTAGCAGGATCTGATATAATAATTTCAAAAGGTCTATACCCTTGATCAAATCCTTTCGTTAAAAAATATTCTGTTGCCTTTCCTACAAAACCATAACCTATAATTGCTACTTTCATTTTAATTCTTCCTCGCCACGAGTGTACTTATCATCAGGTGGTATCTCAGCATCAGCATTCATAAATCTCATGCGTTGTATCAAGTCCCAATTTAACTTAGGAGTCTCTGCGAATATTGAGTCTTCCTTCAAGGATCTTGATTTGTTCTTCTTTCTTCTCTGTCCAGTTCTTTTCATTTCTCTCCTTCTTATTAATTACTTTAGGTGTAAATTTAGAAGCTTGAAGTCTTTCCAAAGCTCCTTCCCTTCTGGCTCTACGGCCATATGCACTATTTTTTCCGTGCCTCATACCATCTCCTCTAATACGCCAAGCAGTTCTGCTGCTATCAATAATCCACCTGCCATCACAAGATCGCCTCCTATTAGGAAACCTCCTGCTGCCACTCTGATTAAACTTTTAATCATACTTACTATAAAATGTCCATCTATTATCATGAAAATAAATCCTCCAATGTTGCTTGAGGTTCTGTATTCCACCCCAAAGGTTTTAGTATGTTTTCCAAAGGATCAATAAATGCCTTCTGAAAAATTAAGTTATAGTCTACATATCTATTTACATCAAACTCCTTAGGAAGTTTATTAATAAAGGCGATTGTATTTTCATGTAGACTATTAGGTTCCTTTAAGTAAAGGAATTTAATTTTGTCGCCTTCTTGTATTTTTTCATACTTTAAATGTAAATTGTTATCTTTTAATAGTTTGTTATACAGTAAAGAACCACGAACATGTATAGGTGTGCCTTTCTGATATATGTCTGCTTGAGATGTGTATTTCTTAAGATTATTACAACCTCTAGGGAAGGCAATTTCCTCAGGAGATAATCCGTTAAATGTTTTCTGTGCCTCAGCAATATAATTTTGTAAATGTTCTTCATCACTTGTAAGAACCAAACGAACTGCCTCTTTTAAACTACTACGAATAGGAGCAGGAGTCGAGGACCTTACAATTTCTAAACCCATAACTTTTAACTTAGGTTCTTTAAGTCTTAGTCCTTCGTCATCTAATACATTCAAGGCATATCTTTTCTTAGCCACGAACACACCTTTATCTGCAATAACCTCACGCTTAAAGTCTATCTTATGTTCAAAGACATTAGTATAGTTACCTAACTTCTTCATAGCTGTAGCAATAGCAGGTTCTATTTTATCTGTAGCAATTTGATCTAACAAACCTACAACCTTATCTACATCTTTGTCAGGGAAAAACTCCTCAACCATTTTCTGGCATGTAACATAACAGGAGTCAGTATCACTATAAAAGGAATATACTTGATCCTCAGTACCACATACTTTGTTCATGTACTTGTCTAAAGCCTTAGCAGTATCACGAATAATTAATTGTCCTGACATTGTAATACCTTCTGCAATTCTATCATCATAGAATCTAAAGTACTGATTAGCCATGGCACCATATAAACTGTTTAATTGGATCTTACGAGCCATCTGGAAGTTGTTATATTTAGCAATTTCATTCTGATAAACTTTAGCACCTGTCTCCTGGAACTTCTTCTGAGATTCCTGCATTAGTTTTTTATATTTTAATCTATCATTAAAGAATGTTTGTACTAGTTCAGGCATAAAGCCTTTCTTATCACGGGTATAACAAGAGCCATTACCAGCCATAGCATAGTTCTTTTCAACTAGTTTATCTAGTTTATATCTATCTAATTGATCGTCTACTGAGACTTCAAAGTCAAATCCAGGAACAATAGTCTCAGGACTCATGTTGTACTGCATAATAATTGAAGGATATAGACTTGTAGCATCGAAACTAGCTACCCATTCATAACTGCCAGGTTTAGGTTCTTGTACAAAGGCACCTTCAATTTGTCTATCCTTTCTACCACCACCTTGTCCTACAACAATCTTTCTTTCCCACAAATAATTATAGATTAAAGAGTCCCAGATTCTAACAGGGGAGAACACATCTCCAAAGTTACATTTAGCATCGTATGCCATTGTAAGAGCTAACTGTATAAGTTGCATCTTGTCTTCTAGTTCGTCAACAATAACTGTATCAATAATATTATATTCTACAAATCTATTCCAGTCATTGTCATAGAACTCTTTAAATGTATCATAGCCAGACTCTAGTTTATTCTTACCTAGTTCTGTTTCTGCAATAAAGTCTAGTTTGTAGGATTCACGAGTAACATAAGTAAACTTCTTATATAAGTCTAAATAATCTAACTGAGCAACACCTGTAATCTCAAATGCTGTCATCTCACGATTAGCAAATCTAATAGGACGCTTGTTAACTAAGCCCCAAGGAGATAATCTTTTATGTTCTCCTTCGCCTAATATTCTTTCTATCCTAGTTATAAGATAGGGCATGTCAAACAGATTAGAGTTCCAACCTGTAATAACATCGGGACAGTTTTCTTCCCACCACTCTAAATAATTTTTTAGTAAAGTATATTCATCTTTACAGGGCACCCAATCTACATCTAGGTGAGCTGTTTCTTTTGTAGGGGTAAACTCCCCGAGTCCGAAGGTAGTTATTTTCTTGGTGCTGTTATTTTGTAAAGAGATAACTAGAACCTTCTCGCTCGGAGAGTCTACATTAGGAAATCCACCTTCTGATGTTGTTTCAATATCAATAGAGTAGATTGCCATTTTACTAGCATCCCATTCAATAGTGCCGGGAAACTTCTCGGTTATATATTGATAGGCGTAGTAATTTTGTCCAAATATAGGAAAGTTAGAAACATCCTTATATCTGTCAAAGAAGGCAGTTGCCTCCTTATTCGTTTCAAACTGTATAGGCGAAACCTGTTCACCGTAAATAGTTTTGTAATCTGAGGGTTTGTCCGAGGGAACGAACAAAGTAGGTCTAAAGTCATGTTTCGCTGTATAGCGTTCACCGTTCTTTATTCCACGAACGAGGACCTTATCCCCGTAATGTCTCGCATAAGTATAAAAATTCATAACAACACCTTAAACATAATATACACATTATAGGCTCTTGGGAACCTAATGTAAAGAATTAATCTTCAAAAAAGGTACGATTAACTAAATGTGCTTCTTCAATTTCTTGTTTGGATTGGCCGTGATATGCTACGGCATGATGTTTGGAAATTAGCTCTTCATTAACATTGATCTTTTGGTCCGTATGAGCTCCATGCTCTACAACAAAAAATTCACCAAGTATCCGTCCAAATTTGCCTTTTTTATCAAGCCTTGTTCCGAGTATAGCTCCACCTGATAGTCTGTCTTTAAGATAAGCTTTCGCCATGTTTCCAAATCTTTTTTCAACGAGATCACGGGTTCTACTTTCCGGTGTGTCGATGCCGTATAACCTGACCCTTTGTTTCTTAAGCCATACTCCGAAGCCCAAGTCGATATCAACATCTACTGTATCTCCATCTACGACCTTTACGATCTTAACTCTATATTCATACATTTACTTTCCTTTTATTGTTTCGTTCAGTACTTTTTTATTTATAAAGTCTGGTTGTAGAATTGCTGATTTCTCTGCGAACTTGTCGTTGTATGTTTTTAACATCTCTGGACCTGGATCGTAGATTGAAACTACATGATTAGGAAAGATAGGAACTTTATGATCTTTAGCAAAGGGAGCGTAAGGCGCTAGGCCAACAGTAAAATCTGTTTCACTTCCAGGCTGTGGCATTATCATTATAAGTGCAGGTTTGTTTATTAGTAAAAACTGCCTACCTTCCATCTCGAGTTCTTCGAGATCTCCAATTAAGTCTTCACCTGTTGTAAGTTTTACGATTTGTATATTGGCCATAGCGCCTTCTCCTTTTAATTATTTAATTTTAATAGACTGAGGTTTCAATTCATCTGGAATTTTGTTTACCAAATTAATTGTTAATACTCCGTCCTTCAATTCAGAACCTGACACTTTAACAGTATCTGCTAAAGACCATGTTCTTGTGAAATTGCGCTCTGCAATTCCTTTGTGCAAATATTCTGTTTTAGAAGTCTCTGCTTGTTCTCCTTTGACGATTAAATTACCGTCTTCCACAGTAATATCAAGTTCAGCCTTTGAGAAGCCTGCAAGAGCAATTTGAATTTCATAATTCTCATCGTCTATTTTCTTAATATTATAAGGTGGGAAATTAGCCTCACTAGTATTGACTCTTTGCACTGCGTCAAAGACTCTG